AAGCCAGGCCGACAACGTGTTGCTCAGTCAGAGCGCCGAGGTGGGCAGCGTGGGCGTTTATATCGCATTGCTGGACCAGAGTGAATATCTGCGCAACCAAGGGCTGCGTGTTAACGCCATCGCCGCCGGCGACAACAAACTTGATTACGCCGACTTCAAACCATTGAGCGACGAGGCACGCGAGCGCCTGCAAGCAAACGTCAACAAATGGCACGAGCGCTTCAAGGGCGACATCAACATCAAGCGCAACGTGCCAGACGAGTCAATGACCGGCCAAGTTTACGAGGGAATGGAAGCCATCGAGGCCGGCCTAGCAGATGGAGTGGTGGACGACATCAATGACGTCATCGCCCTAATGACCAACCTTTAAACAATCACCAATAGAACCAATGAAAACCATCCTTGATTTAGTTAAAGCCAACGTGGAGCTCACTAGCCTATCAGGCAAACTGGAAGCCGCCACCGAGGCAAATAAAACCTTGCAGGCAGAAATCGAAGGCGCGGCAGCAAGCCACGCCGAAGAAATCGCCAAACTTGGCGCACAACACGCCGAGGACATTGAAGCACTTGAGAGCAAAATCAAGCTGCTTGAAGAAGCCAATCTACTTCTTGAGGAGGCACAACAGAGCGCCGCCGACAAAGCCGTTGAAATTGCGGCAAGCGTAGGCGTTGAAGCCCCAGTTGAGGAAGCAACCGAAGAGCCGGCACCAGAGGCAAACATGGACACTCTTTGGCATCAATACAATGCCATTGAAGACCGCCAGGAGCGCCGCGCTTTCTACCTCAAAAACATTAAAGAAAGACTATAACAAATGGCCAATACACTTGGAGGCATTAACATTGCCCAAATTAGCGAACAGTCGCTTGATTATCTCTCAACTCAGTTCCACCCGCTCCGCGCATTCTCTCGCGATTTCAGCGATGATATCAGCGGCGCTGGGGAGTCTGTCACCACTCGCGTGCCTTCCAGCATGACCGCCAGCGACTTGTCGACCGGCTATGCTGCAACGGATGTTACCTCAACCGCCGTCACCGTGACCTTGAACAAGTTCAAGGGCTACAGCATGGCTTTCACTGACATGGAAGTCAGCAAGGCTGGCAACTTCGACTGGTTGTCCAGCGTGTTCTTGGCGCCTGCTCTGGAAGTCACCCTTGACGCCGTAATGGACGACTTGCTCGCCCTGGTGCTAAACGCAAACTTTAGCGCCAACGAGGTCATCACTGCCGCCAACTTCGACGTTGACGAAGTTGCTGATTTGGCAGCCGACTTGACCACCGCCAAATGCCCTAAGAGCGAGCGCGCGTTGATTCTGCCGCCTTCCTATTACGCCAGCATCCAAAAGGATGCCATCGTGCAGGATGCCTCCAGCTACGGCACCCCAGCCGGCGTGCAGGAAAACGCAGCCCAGCGCGTGCATGGTTTCAGTCTTTACGAATACACTGGAATCCCAGCCAACGGCGAGGACCTTGCCGCCATCGCGCTGCACCCTTCCGCGCTGTGTTTGGCCGCTCGTCAGCCTGCTGCGCCTGCTGATGGCAGCGTTCAGGTTTCCGACATTGTTGACCCATCCACTGGGCTGCCTATCCAGCTCCGCACCTGGTACGACAACACCGCCGGCAAGCACTACTTGTCCATGGGTGTTCTTTATGGATGCTCAGTTGGTAATAGTTCAGCATTGAAACGGATTAAGTCCGCGTGAGTTAGGCTTATGGCAAACGCACTCTCAAGCGGCGTCTATTTGGAAGCAGTAAGCGAGCAAATGCTCGACTTGCTATCCTCCAACTTTTTCGCCTTTTCGCTTGTGAGTCGCAACTTCTCAACCGAAGTCAGGGAGCGCGGCGACCGCACAGTGACCCGCGTTCCCTCTTCGGTCACAGTTAAAGACTTGTCTACTGGCTACAGCGCCAGCGATGTGACAAGCACGGCCATTGAGATTGAGCTTAACAAGTTCAAGGGCTTTTCAATGGCGTTTACTGATTTTGAGATTTCAAAACTCAAGAGCCCAACCATTCTAGAGCGCACGTTTTTGCGCCCTGCCATAGAT